ACGATCTACTCGCACACGTTCTCAACTTCAATCGGCGGTGTCGCTGTGGCAGGAGCAAAAGCAGTCATCATGAACATTGCTGCGAGAGCAACTGGCAATGCGTATGTGACCGTCTGGAACTACGGCGACACGACGCCTTCCACCGCGACAATCAACTTGAACGGCACCGATATCGGCTCCAACCAGATCACTGTCGGCATCGACTCGTCACGGCGTGTCAAGTATGAGTTCAATTCAGCCAACGGCAACCTCATCATTTTCGATGTCGTCGGTTTCATCTTCTGACCGTTGCTACGATGGCTGTCATGTCAACAAGCAAGCTTCCACCGCCGACAGTCGAGATTGTTGACGAGGCTTTGATCGCCTCGGGGTTCATGGACGACGAAGCGCCTGAACAGACGCCGACGCTTTCTCTGGCCGTTGCTGGAGCGATGGAAGTTCCAGCGACCGACGACCGTCCGCCGCTGCTCATGTTGTTCATGGCTGACGGTGCGGTCCGCTGGGTCAACCAGCCGACTGGCTAGTCGCCGTCCTGGATGACTGACCACATTTGCCAACCGGCCCAACAGATAGCGGCAACAACGCCAACCGTCACACCAGCAAAGAACGCAGCCAGACTTTTCATGCTGTATCAAATGTCTTACCACGGTACAAAGCGCGACCCCGATGAATCGGGATAATCTCAGCAGCCCAGTCACCATCATCCCACTCGGTGATCACAGCCATGCCCTGCTGCCAGTTCTCCCACCGAGTCAACGGACTCTTGCGGGTCTTCGCTGACTTCGTTGACGGCACCGCCCCGTCGATACGGCACAGACAGCCGGGTGTCATCGCAGTGACCATTGCCGGGCGACCGTCGATCTCAAACGTCTCGGTATACATAGCGCGTCGGTGAATGTGGCCTTGGATGTACGACTGCCGCGACTGCTTGGCGAGCTTCATCATGTCCAACGCTTCACCATGCACCGCGTAGAGCGGTGTCTGTTCGTCTGTGCCGGTCGCAATCTTCGTTCGGTTCGCCGGGTAGCCATCGTGATATACAATGCCTAGCTCATCCAAACGCAACAGGTTTGGCATCGACAGCACAGGCCAATCATCGGGTGTCGTCCCACCCTTACGCAACCGCAACGCAGACCGTGCGTTGGCTGTCACCGCAATCGCCAACCGGTCGTCGTGATTGCCTTCCAAAATGTCGATGGCGTCACAGATCTCGCGTTGCTGCGTCAAGTCCCGATACGCCTCGTCCAACGCGGGCTGGGTCGTCTCGACCAGCTCCGGTGTCACCGTGAACTTGAGCGACCATTCCGGCAAGTCCACAAGGTCACCGAGGTTGGTGATCCGGTCGGGCTTGATCGCCTTAGCCACAGCCAACGACACAGCGATAGCATCGCGATCATGGCACGGGATTAGTTCACCATCAACACGCCGGAACCCGTACTGCTGATCAGGAAAAATCACAGTCTGCTTTGCGCCGTTCACGCTGCGCGCTTTGGCCGGCGTGTACTTGATCGGCTGCGCCGCCTGCACGACAGGCCATTCCGGTTCGGTGTACCACTCAGCCGACAGCTTGATACCACGCAAATCGTGCAAGTGTGCTTCGCCGTCGCTGTCTTTCGTCAGGTTCTGCCACTCAGACGAATTGACTTTCAACCGGGCGAGCCTGCCTAGTTCCTCAGCGTCCACACCTCGAGCAACCAGCGCTTCGGCCATATCCAAAATCAGTTTGTTGCCAACACGTTTGTCATCGCCAACCCTGAAAGCGTCAGCTAGTGACATTACGTTTTCTCCATGTCCTGATCGGGTTCGCCGTGATCGGTGTGCCGTTAGCCGTCAGCGCGTCAGCGATACTGCACGCGCTAACAGACGGATTGGAAAGCCAGTCGCGCAAAGTGTCAGCGTCAGCGGGATCAAGTCGTGCGAGTAGCGCATCAACTTTGAGTGGTTTGTGCGTCGTGTCCGTCATTGCGTCAGCGAGTGACATGTATCTCCTATTTGGTTAGTGGTTGCATGGTCCCAGTCGGCGTCATCTAGGCAAGTTTTCGTGCTGTTCTATGTGCCGTTCAACCACTTTGCAAAGTTGGTCCTGGCCGATGATCACCGTCTTCACCATCGTAACCACTTCGCCATGCTCGTACGTGTTCGACCGTTTCATCTTGATCACTTCTCTCACGATTAGACCACCACTGGTGGCCAGCACGCCACTGAGCGCTATGCAGGCAACGATGATCTCCGTCATCGAAACTCCGCCGCTCGCTGCGGCAGCGATCACTCGGCAGGAGTCCAGTACCCGGTGACATCAACTGTCACGTGGGCCGAAGACCCAGCGATCTCAATATTAAACTTGCCGCTCTTCACGCCAATGACTGCCGACCCGTTGATCACTTCGCCGGGTGCAAAGTTCACGGTCGCTGTCGGCGGGGTCGGGCCGCTCGGCCACACAACCAGATACCCAGGCTTCGTAGGGCTGATAACAGTGACGTTGAGAGCAACAGCCACGGCGTTGGCCGGGATGGCGGACGCCAACCCCCACGCCTGAGCCTTGCCGGGTTCCAGCTTGACCCCGTAAGCTCGAGTGTCGCTGTTGCGGATCGGTTGGATTGGCTGAAACATGTCTGCTCCTGGTAGTAGTTCGTTCGGGAGATCCGCCAGAGGTGGATCAGGGCGACCGGCGTTGGACCAGGCACCCCAGCCGCGCATCTCGATGCACTGGATGTGCCACGGCTCGCCACTGATAAACGTGTGCAACGACCAGTCGGGTGCGTCGGCACAGTCGTCCCACGACGGAGACACATGGACGCCGCCACCGGGGCGCAACTTGACAAGGTCGACAGCCGAGTAGGCAGTGATACCAGACTTGAACTTCTGGTTCTGGTGGAACGACTTACCAGGAGGCGCGAACCCCGCCTTGCTGGGCTGTGTTGCACGGAACCCGCCGCCGACACCGAGGAGTCCATCCTTCGACTCGATGTACGCAAAGAATCTGCGACGGAACTCGGGATGCATTTTGTCGCCGTGCTTGGCGATCATCCCGTCAAGGGTCGTCATCTTCGTCCCGTACGCCTCTGGATACAGAACCATTACAAATCCTTGGGCGGCTTGCGTGTCGTGTTCACCGAAGCGAGACCCGACGCGCCAATACCCAGAGCGGCGACAATCACCCCGGTCCACACAGGGATCTCATCAGGGCCAATCAGCCCGTACAACGACAGCACACCAAGGACGGCAAGCGCCATCCGGTAGACGTACGCCCTGGTCTGCTCGTTGAGGTTCATACGGGACATCATATCCTCTACGGCTGCAATGATCTCTCCATAGCCCTCATGTCGGCCTCATCGAACGACCGACTCTTCGCCGCATTCGTCATCTGCTTCTCGGTGATGTTGCGGACTGGGAGGCCGAAGTAGCGCAACCAGCTCTCGATGGTCCGCTCCTTCTCCCGGCCACCGGAGCCAGACATGCGGTTGACACGCGAGAGGGTCGGATCGATTGCCTGCAGGGCGTTGAGCGCCTCGGTCTTGATGAAGAAGTTGCCGTCCTTGTACTTCACCTGGCTCGTCGGGAGTAGCGGCAACATCATAAGGGCCTCGACTGGGTTGGAGACGTGCTCCCAGTCGGTCGGCCCGAAGTTCTGGCCGGTGAATGCGTCCTTCTTGAAGCCGTACTCGAGCGGCGCTGTGAGGACGGGCGACAAGCCGGCGGTCGCACCGAGCGGGTTCTCCAAGATGTTGGCGTACCGCTCAATATCCTCGGTGACTCGAGTGTGCGGCAAGTCTGGCTCAAGCCAGTTGCCGAACGGCCCAAGGTTGATCGGCATGCCGCCGCCATCTTCGATGTAGCCAGGGATCTCGCCCTGACGTCCCTCAAAGACCTCGGGCTGACCGAAGTTGTTTTTAATCTTCTCGTATGCGAGGTAGGCACCAGGACGGCTCCATACTTGCATGGTTTGAAGCGGAATATTACGACTGAAGAAGCTCCAGAAAGGCATCGCCTGTTTTGCTTTATCGTCAAAAGTAGAGGTCTCAGAGTAGTCGAAATGTAGCCGAGTGATGCGGCTGACTGCCTGAGCAACCGACCCGCCGTTCTGGATCGTGTCAATCGCCACGCCCATACGGACGGCACCTTCAACAAACGCTCCAGCGTCTTGCGACCAACGGGTGACGCGGTTATCGGTGATTCTGCGAGAAAGCCTATTGAACCCACCGTCAACGAGGCCGGACTCAGTAAATCGACCGCCAGCTCCTGAGCCGAACACGGAGCGGAACGCATCAGCGATCTGCTTCTGCTCCACTGCAGTTCCGTACTCCATCTTCCTGCCGGCCCGTAGGTCGTCAAGGAATTTTACCCCAGCGAGGACGTTCTCTCCGTCTTTGGAAATCTTAGAGAAGTCCCGCCACACCGATATGCCCTTGCCCGTCGTCCTCATTGCGACGCCATCGGCGATGTTCATATAGATCGCCGACAGTCCGTTTCGGACGTGGAATCCAGGAGACAGTACGGCGAAGTTCTTGAAGTATTTGTTGAGCTCGCGATACACCTTGCCAACCGGGCCGGGGTCCGAGATCACCTTGGCGAAGTTCTGGAACATTCTGTCGAACTCGGGATCGACCGCTACCGCCTTGTTACTTCCAATCAACCTCCACTCGTCGTACGCCCCTTGGACCATGTCGTAGAACTTGCCATTCTTGTCGGCCTCCATTGAGCGGGCTATCCGGTCGTTGCCGGAATCCGTCAAGCTCTCAGCCGCATCATCGAAATCTCGAGCTGCCTGCTGGCGCGCCTTGACGCTTCTCGTCGCCTCGCCGATGTTGGGGGTCTGCCCGATCCTCGCTTGAGCGGCCATCTGCTCAGCCACTGCCTCATCAAACTGCTGCCTACGGATAGCCTCCTGAGCCGGCGAAAGATCTACCGCCGGATCGTCAAGGAGTCCTTTTGAGTACTCCAGGTACGGGTTCCCCTTAGCGATGGCGTCGGCGCGCGAGGCTCGACGGCCAACGTCCTCAGCGACAGCTTGAGCGTAGTCATCGACCATCTTCATCGGTGAGTCCTCAAGGACTCGACCCTTGAATCCGTGGAGCTTAGCTGCGCTGTTTATCTCATCGATTGATCCTGTAATTACGGTGTATTCGGTCCCATCCGGCATCGGGAGTTTGTCGCCAGGGAGAACCTGTCGAGCCTTGAGTCGGCCGGACTCCTCGGTAAGATCCAGGTTCGTGATGTTCCCAAGCCGATCATTCCACATATCGGCGATCTTCTTATTCTTCGACGTAGCCATGAAGCGCCGGAACTCCGGTGCCCAAGAGTGCGTAGCGTAATCTAGACCTCCACTCCCCCCTCGATCCAACTTCGGTATCGTGATTCCGTGCCTGGTCGCCATCTCGCCACCAAGAGCTTCGAACACAACGTTTAACTGTGTTGGGATCGCAGGATTCTCTACATCCGCCATGTATGCGGCGTTTTTCTCCCGCATGTTCTTTCCAGGCCGCTGCTTAATCTCCTCCATGATCTTTTTGCGAGACCCCTGGATGGCGTTCTGTGCCGCCACGGAATACTCGCCCGTGACGGCGCGTCGCCCCTGCGCTACGCCGTACGCAGTTGACGCCGTCTTGAACTCTTCGGCCGTGGCTCCAGCGCCCCTCGCCATCACCATCGCCTCTGGCTGAAGGTCCACGGGAGCCTTTGCGGCAACCATAGCTGTGCCGAGATCGCTGTCATTAAATCTTTGACGAACCCCACCCATCCGATTTCCGAGACCCTGAGCGAACGCTTCAGTTCCAGGGACGGCGACACCCTGTTGGCGGGTAAATGGTACTCGCGCCCTCACCGCAGGGGGTTTGATGTTGAGCGCTGTCTCAACGAGCTCTTGCGCCTGGGGGCTGATCTTCCCCGACGAAGCACTCAAGCCTCTTCCTGACTTGAACTGGATTTCTTCCAGCGCCTCCCGCACAACATCTGGACCGTCATAGAGCTGGTTCAAGACCCCTTCGTCAGCGCGCCCAATGAGATCCCTGGCCTCCTCAATCATGTCAAACCGGGTAGAACGGCCGGTGAGGCTACGACGGCTCCCCTTCTTTACCGCCTCGTTGACACCCCTGCTGGCACCGCCTGCAACATCGTCAGCTTTTGCAACTGCGGCTTCTAGAGCGGCGAAGTCATCCAGCTTGGTTGCCCCCTTAGCCGCGATACCCGCACTCAGACGAGACCCAGTCCGCAAAGCATCAAGCCCCTTGTCTACGACACCCGCACCGAAGAAATACGTGAGCGGGTCAGTGACGATGTCGCCTGTGAGGCCGATAATAGCGTCGGCCCACTGACTCTTTCCAGCGCCGAGAGCCTTGCCGTGCTTCTGCCACACGTCGCCCATTCCGATGGAGCCCTCCATGTTCCCATCAAGCCACGCATCAGGGTTGACCTGATCGATCCAGTCCTTGGGGCTGAACCCCTCGCCGGCAAACACGTCAGCGACCTCATTGATCGTTGAAGCAATGACGCGCTGCGGGATACCGAATACATCGAGCGGCTGCAGGATACTCTTAACAACCGGATTATTGATGACCTTGCCGAGACCACTCCCGACGGCGGTCCCGAAGAACTTCTCGCCGAGACCCTTCTCGTCTTTCGACCCAGACGAACCCCCCGGCCCAGCGAGGCCATTCTGCTGGTACGCCCTTTCCAACGTTGAGTTTCCAGACGCTGGCTTCTGACTCTCAATGCGTTTCGGTGGGCTCCATGGCTGACGCTGGGTGCGCCGAGTCGGATCGTAAAGCTGCAGGCCTGTGCGAGGAGCCGCCATCAGAAACCGCTGAGCTGCTGCATTATCATGCGTTGAGCCATTGCGTCAGTGAACGGCGTACGTCCCTGCTCGTTTGCTGCCTTTCTTGCCCCGTAGCCGATGCCTGCGCCAGTGGCTCCATCAACACTGTTGGCCATCCGGATCTTCCGGCGGTCTCGGACGCCCTGGTTAATCTGAGCCTGGAGGTCCCTACGCTCCTGGTCTATGCGGGGGACAACTGGGTCGTAGCTCCGAGGCTGCCCCCTGCCCCCAGCGTACGCACCCAGAATTGAATCTTCCAAGGGTCCGCTGCTCACCCGGTCTGGTGTTGTAACGAAAGTGTCCAGACCAAAGACCCCTTCCTTGGGGGTATTACCGCGAAGTAGGTTGGTCCATGAGTCGATTGTCTCGGGCGAGTAGTTCCCTCCGCGTGCGCGTTCCATGGCCCGGCGAGCGGCCTGATCCGTGGAGCCGTCGCCCATCAACGAGTCCGCCTTGAGGTACGCCTGTCGCGCTAGTCCCTGGACTACCTTGCCACCACCACCCGACTGCCCCTCCCCGCGCGCAGCAAGTACATCCGCAATCCGCTGCTTCTCTCGCTCGTAATCTTCTCCACGCAATGGATCGTATGGATCAGTGTCTATTGGCGAGCCGCCTCGAGGGGCACTGGGTGGTTCGATTGGAGTGGGGGCACTAGGTGGTCCGATTGGAGTGGGGGCAGGGGGGGTGTTGTTCCTTACAGGCTCCTCTCCGAAAAGCTGCCAATCGTTTGTCGTATCAGCACCCATCGGCATAGCACCTCGAGGCCCACTAAATTGTCCCAATTCAGCAAGCTGCGACGCAACGCTGTCGTACGACGAAGGGGCTCCAGCCGACGCCTCCTCAGGCGACGAGCCAAAGGCGTTCCTTGCGTTGTCGACGACACCCTTAAGGTTCCGAACCCCGAATGGGATCACGTCGGCAAGATCGAAGTTTATACGATCTCCGTATGGGATCATAACGGGACCAAGCGTCGCTCGGTTCCTTCTCACAGCCGCCTCAATCGGTGTTTCCGGCGGGTCGAATCGTGGGGGAGGGTTCGCAGGCCGACTGGTTACCGGCCGGTCGCTGAGAGCCGCCATCGCCCGGTTCATCGCCGCGGAATCAGCCGACAGCCCATCGGGTGCGCCCATCTCGGCGAGGCCGGGCATGTACCCAGCGCCCTCCGTGTTGAAGAAGTCGGTGACAGCACCAGAGTCGGCCTCGTACCTCTCCGTCGGGAGCGGCAAACCCATCTCAATGAACTGTTGAGCCAGAGCGGAAGGCATCTCGGACTCGGTGTAGAACCCGCCTGTCGCCGGATCGTACTGAGCCCCGGCTGGGTCGGTCGCCTGGTCGGTACGCATCTTACTGGCCTGCTCGTACAGCGAGTAGAGACCGGACCCCAGCTGGTCGTCGCCGTACTGGTCGATCCGGTCTGGAGGCAACGAGAGCGCCAGTACGCCATCCGGCGCGGCCTCGGCAATCGACTTGACGTTTCGCCATGCCGTATTGACGTCCATACCCTCCACCATCATCAGGTCGTACATCACTTTAGTGGCCGACCCCTCTGGAGCCTGTGACCACATCTGAGCTACAGCCCGCCCTGGAGCCTCAACTGACGTGCGCTCCATCGTCGGCATGAAGGCTCTTTCGTCGTACGCCCCATTGCCGGCCATCGCCCCAGCGAATGGGTCGCCAAGCATCTGCACGCGGTCCTGGTAATAGTTCGTGTCGCCAACCTTCTTACCAAGCGACGGGTACAGGGATCCGCTGAGGTCTACTGCCGGAGTATTCGTCCCGCCCTGCGACAAGATCTGGCGCAACATGGCAATCATCTGAGCTTGCTCTTCTGGTGTCATGTGCTCATCCTCCCATGAAAGCAGCAAGAGCTGCAGGATCAATCTTCTGGCCACTGGCGAGCAACTGGATCAGGGCGTTGACGTTGTTGTCTCGGCTCTCGTTGCCCATCCTGGTGTTCGCCAAGTTGACCTCGTTGGTCGCTTGCGTGTTCGACTGCCCGGCCGTGTTTCGGCCAGTGCTGTTCGTTGCCGCCAACTGGGTGTTCTTCTCATAGTTCGACCGGGCGATATCCTCGCCGTACTGCCACTTCTCCTGCTCATACGTCTGGCGGGCCTTAGCCTCGGTCATGTTGATAGCGTTGGCGTATGAGCGGCCCTCCGAAGCAAGCGACTCACCGAATCGGCGCTCATCGCCCGCCAGGGCACGCATGTTTGAAGCCTGTGCTTGCTGGGCTGTGCCGCCAAGAAGTGCCAGAACGTTGCCGAACGCAGCGTCAGCCTGCCCGCCCTGAGCAGTCTCAGCCGGATCGAACTGGACGTTGTTTGCCGCCATCATCCGCTGCATAGCAGCCGGCATCGCCTGGTTTTGGGTGTACCCACGATTAGAGAACGGATCCTGATATTGGCTGAGCTCGGTACGGGCGTCGCCGTAAGCTGTCTTCCCGACTTGAAGGTCGGCAGCGAGCCCCTCGGCACCAGCAGTACGCATCTTGTCGTACATTGAGCCGTCGTACTCTCGGAAGCCGGTGCCCGCATAATCGGGAACGACGAGATCCTCGTATTCGTACGCCTTCGGCGGGCCGTACGGCGTCGGCTTGTTACTACCGAGCAGCTTCAAGATCGCCGCCATGTCGATCTGACGGCCACCGCCGCCACCGCCGCCACCGGGGCCACCGTTGGGGGAGCGTGGAGGAGTGGGGTTATTCATGGCATAGCCATAATCTCCCATCGCCTTCGTCGCCGATGCGGCGGTATTGAAGCTCCCGCCACCAAGTCCTTCTGGGTTGAAGTTCCCCATCGCAGTCGGAGAAGGTCCGCCCCTGTATGGCTTGGGCGTCGTGTTTTTGGTGATGTTGCTGGGCTTGGGTGGCGGCGTGGGCGTCACCATGTTGGTGCTGTTGCCGCCAGGTCCTTGATTTGTTACTACCATTACAAGCCTCCTAGCTGATTTCTCAGCTCAGTAATATTCTGTGCCGTCCAGGCGATGTCGTTCGCCTTCTGAGTTTCGATTCCCTGCAGCGCCTGCTGACGCCATTGGTCTGACTGCGCCTGACCTAGATCGTACTGCTGGTTTGTCAGCGTCTGGTCCTGATAGGCCCGTTGTTGGCCTCGTCCGAAGTCGCCAACGAACTCGCCCATCTTCTGGTTCTTGATGCCGCTATTGATACCAGCGCCACTCAAGCCGCGCGCTCCGAACGTCGCCGCTTGCGGGGCGTAGCTCCGGCCGAATGCCCGGCTGTCGTCGCCTCGATCACGCGTGAAGCGCTGCTGCCCCAAGAACCGACCGTAAGCGTTCTGAGTGGCGTCATTGCCGTACTTGTACTCAACGTCCGCCTTCTGGCGCATGTAACCGCCATAGTCCGGTGGCTTATACATGTCAGACCGCCTTGATGATCTTGCTGACAGCCAGGTACGGCGGCAGGTTCGTGCCAGTCGGCGAAACACCAGCCGGATCGGCAGATCCTGTCACGGAGCCCGTCACAGTATGGACGTGCGACCCTCCACCAAGAGAAGGTTTTGAGTAGTCAACGGAAGAACTCGGGCCAGAGGCCTGCACCGAACCCCCGCCAGACCCCACGTTCGTAACGTAGGTCCCTTCGTTGGTGCGGATGTAAGTGTTGTGGACGTGGTCCGGTACCGAAGCTGCCGTACCAGTCATGGTGGCACCCGACAGCGTGTGAGAATGGGTGGCAACAGAAGTATCAGCCGAACCACCCAACGTGCCTCGCGGCTTTGTTCCGCTTGCCCCCATTGCCGACCTATCCCGGAAATCTGGTAGACGGAACTGTGTACCACCCTCGCCGCCAGTATTGAACGCCGTCGAGATGACAGCAAACAAAGCCGGATAGGAAGCCTGATCCAAGATGGCCCCCTCACAAAGCAGCCAGCCAGAAGGAGCTACGGTCCCGGCGTACTCCACAATCACCCCTACAGCCACCCCGGTGATCGCGTCCACATACTGTTTCGAGGCGGCATGTAACGCCGACGTGGGCGCACCGGCAAGAGTAAGCGACCCAGTCATCGGGATCGTCCCATTCCGGTCGATCAGACTAGAGTTGACGTGGTTCTCCAACGTCCCAAAGTTCCATTGGACGTCGGTCGCTGAGGCTGGAGTATTATTTTCGATACTCCTCAGTTGCTGCATTGCCATTTTTTTAGTCCCAGTCTCTTCGGTCTACGTCGTATATCGACGGGTCTTGTATTTGAGGAACATTGCGTTTATTCCCCACTTCTTTGCGGGCGTCAGAGCTGACGTACTGAACTCTAACTGTACTGACCTTGCCACACCGAGACCCCCGAGACCTTCAGCACCGGAAGGGGCCGACCGTTCCAATACGGAGCCGCTCGAACTGGTGCTGCCCCAAAGGGACCCGTCGTCCCAGTCGAAGCCACCTCCGAGAGGGTCCGCAGCTCCAAGGGAACGCCAGAAGACTGTCCCTTCAGGGGTGACGCCAAGAACATGCTGCCGCTTCGGGGAGTCCTGCATGTAGTCCCAGTTTGTCCTGACGTCAATCAGGACTTCCTCGTTCTGTTCTGCTACAGCGAAACGGGGGCGACGCCAAGACTTGCGGCGCTCAGGCCACCCACCATGTAGCCAGCGGGTCCGGTAGAACGTCGTGAACCCTTCCCCACCAAGGAAGTCGGCAGAGACCGAAAGGAAGGTCGGAGGGTCGTCTGTCCCGTTGACGATCAAGGTGTTGCCGTCTTTGTCGGCAAGACGCAAAGCGTAGTCCTCAACCTTGAGGATCGAATCGTAGGCATTGTCGATGTAGTCGAGCCGGACCAGGGTTGAAGTCCCGGTCGTCCCGTCAACCACACCCAGCGGGTACTGCGCCTCAATGTCTGAACCTTCAACGATGCAGGCGAGGTTGCCGACGTGGCCCTTATGCCTGATCCATGCGCCGTTGCCGACCGCCGGGTCAAACACAAACACCGACTGGACATCGTTCGCCCCTGCGTCGTCGTACGGCAAAGAACACCAGAGCCGGCGTCCAGCCCAGCCAAGCCAGACATCGCTGTAACGGGAAGTGCTGACCGCCTCCAGGATCTCGCGAATCTTAACCGACAGCTCGATGGGTGCTGCACCGTCGTAGGCGTAGATGCCGCCGCGCTGGCTGGCCGAGAAGAAGTAGACGGCAGTCTCTGAGGTTGCGATAGCAGTCGGCGACGGCACACCAATGGAACGCGAAACCTGGACGAGCTGGAAGCTTTCCGAAGAGTAGCCGTACAACGCCCAGATCGAGTCGGTCTTGAAGATGAGCAGATGGTCACGGAACGACTTCAGGCCGGTGATCGAGCCGCCGCCTACCTCAATGTCGATGTAGTCGTTCGTCGCCCAATCTTCAGGCTTTGAGGGATGCGACCAGCGGACACGGTTGCGTTGTGCCCCAGCCCCAGTCCCGTTGATGTCGGTCAGTTCGTCAATCGCTGCGATGAACAGGTAGCCGCCGTGCGCCTCCACATGCTCCGAGCGCGGCATGTTGCCGTCCGTCGGTGTCGTGTAGTCGTCGTTGTAAACCCGGCCCAGTTCGGTTGTGACACCAGGCGACCCGGCCACACGGCGGATTGAAGGGTTGGCGAGACCGGCGGCGATGTAGACGACATCACCCCAATCGGCGAAATCTGCGAGATGCGATGAACCGCCGACGACGATTGGTGTGGGGCTTCCAACGACAGTCGTGGCACCAGCCTCATCCACCTCATAGACCGCCGTGCCGTTGGCTACCAGGACTGTGAACGTCCCGCTCGAATCGACTGCCAAAACCGCAGACCTAGGGTCCCAAGTTGTCGGGTCTACAACAATGTCGCCTACGTTGAACCTTGACCAGCCCTTGCGTGTGAAGATGCCGCCCCGAGGGTCGATCTCCACGTTCAGCATCTCCGGCGACTCGTTCTCCCCCAGGTTGAACTCGGTACGCCGAATGTTCAACCCTCCCGTGAAGTCAATGAGATCGAGCGGCTGGAGTTCTGCCATATCAGACCGTGAGCGCTTCAGCCACCAGGGCGAGGATCTGCGAGTCCACCGAATCGGTTACAGACTGTGCGGCCATTGCAGCACCGACAGCGGCACCGTCAGCAATGGGGACGAACCCTGGCTGTGTGGCGTCGTGCGGCTGGAAGAACACAATGCCACCGTCACACTTCACCAACACAACGTCGCCGGTTGCTGGGATGTCGTTGCGTTGAGCAAGAACGTCGGCGGCAGGTGTCCCGTTGATTGGGCTGGTCCGGTCCCAAACTTCGTGTGTCCATCGTGGTGCTTCGGCAGCGTGCAACGCATCAATGTCGATAGCGTCAAATGCTGCTTGGATCTGTGCAACCGTAGCGTCAGGGAAGATAATTGCAAGATTGTCAATGTTCATTGTCGGTCCATTCAGTTTGCGGCTAAATAGCCGAGAAGTGCGGCACGGCCAGGGGTGAGCGGATCACCGTTTGACGTGTACAACTGGACATCAGACGACGCTGAGCCTGCAACAAAGCCGCCTGTCACTAACACCGTGCGATCACTTAACGTGCTCTGAGCGTGGTTGTAGCGTGTTGCTGGCAACGAAGTCGTGGAACTCCAAGTGTTGGTTGCGGGATCATACAACCCCATATTAGACGACACGACCCCGTTCACATAGCCGCCTGTCGTCAGCACAGTGCCGCCAAACAACGTGCTTTGTCCGTGAAGCTCTCTTGTGACTGGCATTGAAGTCTTGGCAGTCCACGTGTCCGTCGCCGGATCGTACGACTCAACAGTATTTGACCGGGCACCTGTACCGTTGCCCCCAACACGCCCGCCTGTCACCAACACCGTCCCATCATCTAACAGGCTTTGAGCGTGGTCAAAGCGTGTGGCTGGCAACGAAGTCTTTGTAGTCCACGCATCCGTCACCGGACTATAAGAGTCCACATCAGCAAACTGGCTGGCCCCAACACCACGCCCGCCTGTTGCCAGCACAGTCCCATCATTAAGCGTGGTTTGGGCGTGGCTGTAGCGTGTGGCTGGCAACGCAGTTTTAGCAGTCCAAGCGTTGGTTACGGGATCATACGACTGCACATCAGCCGACGCTGAGCCTGAAACAAAGCCGCCTGTCACCAACACCGTCCCATCATTAAGCGTGCTCTGGGCGTGGCTGTAGCGTGTGGCTGGCAACGCAGTCTTTGTAGTCCAAGTGTTGGTTATCAGACTATAAGAGTAGACAGCACTCGTTGTTTGCCCGCCTGTCACTAACACCGTGTTGTCACTTAACGTGCTCTGGGCGTGGTTGTAGCGTGTGGCTGGCAACGCAGTCTTTGTAGCCCATCCCGTAGGTGCAGAATACGTTGCCGGTATTGAGTTTGCCAGTGCGTAAGCAACAGCATCCATCAGGAAACCACCCGACCAGTAGAAGTCAACTTGTCACCCGTATACGTCAACGTCGTCGTCACCGTAATTGAATCAGCCAGCTCGACCACACTCGTTAGCTTCCCAGCCGTATACGTCAGATCGGTTTGCTTCACAGTTGTCGCCCCGTCTTTCTCCAACACTTGTGTCAGATCGTCACCCGTATAGGTCAGCTCGGTAGACCGACCGTCATTGCGGTACAGCAACGGCTGATACGCAATCACGTCACCATCACCGCCCGCCAACCCGGCAGCAGCCCACGCACCATCGCCACGCAAGAACGTTGTGGCACTAGCTGTACCGGTTGCTGTAATGTCTGCGGGAACTGCAACAGTCTGGAGTGCCGTGTCGGCCGTCGTGCCTTGCGCCGCAGTAGCGAACGCCTCGACGTTCTGCGCCGCAGCAGTACCAAGATCGCCAGGCTGTGTCGCCGTGTCGGCTGTAGCACCCTGTGCCGCAGTAGCATAATCGGTTGAGGCTGTTGTCGCTGCCGAACCAAGACCCAGGTTCGTGCGTGCCGTCCCAAAGTTGGTTAGCTCCGACAGGTTGGCGGACGCAAGCATGTCGCCACCACCCGCAGGCGTAGACCACCCGCCAGCGCCATTCAGCCAGGTACTAGCAGACGGTGTGCCCGTCGCCGTAATGTCGCCGGGGACCGCAACGGTCTGGAGTGCAGCGTCAGCCGTAGCACCCTGTGCCGCAGTAGCAAATGCGCTGGACGCCAAAATAGCAGACGTACCAAGACCCAGGTTCGCCCTAGCGGTCGGAGCATCCGTCAGATCGGAAAGATCGTTCACCACCAGCAACGCACCGGAGGCACTGGCAGTCGTATCGACGTACAGTTTGGTCGCCGCGTGAGCGTCCACGGTCGGTTCCTCGACAAAGAGCGCCCCAGTGACCGTGCCGCCAGCTAACGGAAGCTTGTCAGTCGTGTTGGTATCGACGTACAGTTTGGTCGCCGCATGGGCATCTACGGTTGGCTCCTCAATAAAGAGCGGGCCGGTGATCGTGCCGCCAGCCAAGGGGAGTTTGGCGGCGGCAGCGGCGGTGAGGACGGCGAGGTCTGCGCCATAAGGGAGCAGAGCGAGGCTGTCATCTCCGCCGGACTTAACACCAAGGACAGTGTCGGTCGCTGCTGTTGCCCCAGGTGTGATGTCGGGAACGATTTGATTTGGCATTCAAGAACCTCTCAAGGGGTAACGATGTTGAACCGGAGCATCCGGCTGAACGCCCTGCGCCCACCACCGAACTGCATAGGCTTCTGACGGGATGGCTCCATGATGGCGCTGCGTGCCGCATCGACATCCATTTGCCACCGCACCATGTAGACGTTCTCGAGCGTGTCGTCTTCCTGCTGGGCGTAGGCGAGAGCGATGGCGTAGTGAGCGAGCGGGTAGTGGAGGCGGGGGTCGGCATCGACCTCTGAGTTCGCTCCTACAGCGATCCAGTCGGTCGGGTAGCGATAACCCCTCAATACGTAAGTGCGGTCGGCGGTGTAGTCGGGCTTCGGCCACAGTTGGATCTGGCCGCTCCACAACGAAAACTCGAACGGTGATGTAGCGCCAACAAAGTTGCCTGCGCCGTAATAGTCTTCTGCCGTCTCATGGTCGGTCATGCTCAGACGGAAGTTGTCGTTCGAGCTGACCAGAGAACTGATAGACGCCCGGTTGCAGTCGGCAGGGATAGCGAAAGACGACTCCCCGGCCGGGAGTGTGACGACCCACCGCTCCTCGTATGAAGGCCAAGTGTTCTCCACCGCAATCGTGCGGTCGAAAGCTTGACGGAGATACCAGTTGAGCGTCGCGTCTGGCAGCTCAGATGATGTGGTCTCGGTCTGTGTTCGGACGAGCGTCCGCAGTTCAGCCAGCGTCGCCATCGGGGACCGCCTTCTTCTTCGTACTCCACGACTCAATGAGGCCAAGGCTGCGGGCGTGGCCCGAGCAGTGCTCAATCTCCTTCATCGGGTACGCCTTACAGTCCTCAGAGGCGCACAGGACGCGACCGGGAGAGTCTTTACCTCGGCGGGCCGGCGGCTTGTACGCAGCGAGCTGGTTGCCTACTGCGAGCTTGATGTCGCCGTTTGCATGCTCCACCCCACCAGAGCCACCAACAACCGTATACAGCGAACTGAGCTTGACGATATTACTGTCGTTGATTTGGTTTTGCGAGTGCTGATGTGCGTAGTAGTCGGGCATGCCAACCATCCTTCCAGAGAGGGGGAACCGGACGAGGGAGCAGCAGGTGAACGTACCTGCTGCTCCCTCCAATCAGTCTACGCCGCAGTTACGTTGAGCAACTTGAAGAGGCGACGACGGTTGCGCGTGGTGTGGTTACCGAATGTCGTGATGAACGACACTCGAGCATCCAGGGTGTTGCCCGAAGCGCTGCCGATTCCGGCACCTGATGCTGGAGCGCCGAGCGACCCAGTCATGTTGTCGGTGAACGGCGACTGCTTGAAGTTGCGGTCACTGTGCAACTTCAGACCGACGTACTTCGAGTTGATGCCGTAGAACGACGCCGAAGCATCGGACACCGTTCCCTCGGTACCACCGGAGCACTGGAAGTCCCACATCATCGGAACATTCTTGAACATCAGGTTCTGGAACCCGAGGTTCGCCTTCGACGTGTCGGTGTACCGCACCTGAGGGGTGAGGCTCGACTCGTAAAGGCTGAAGCCGAATGCGTTGGTGAAGATGGCGTCGACAACGTCGGGGCCAGCGTCGCTGGTTGCGTTGTAAAGGGCGCGAAGAGCGTCCTCGAGGCCTGCCCCGGTGAGGGCTCCACCGGTCGAGTTGACCTGTGACTTCCACCAATCATTGACGCCAGAGCCCGTGACGATTCCACCAACAGCGTCAGCATCGGCGTTGCCGATGATCTTCGTGATGGGGGTGAAGTCGTTTGCCGGGGTCGTGCCGGCGTAAGTGCCGAACAACATGCCGTTCAGGCGGGTCTTGAGGGTGTCCTCAGCCTGCATGATTTTGGCTTCAAGGAGATCAACAATCATCTCCTTACCGTTGTTCTGCGCCTCTTCCAGGCCGCTGATCGCGATGGTCGCATAGAGCTGCTTCCAGTCGAACTGGGCGGCTGAAGCGGTCGGCGTCGGCGTCACCGTGAGGGTATCCCACTCGGCGTAGCTGTCTGCCTGACCTTCGGCGTACATGACCGGCTCAACGATGGAGATACCACCGGAGATGGTCTTAACGCGACCCTTGCTCATGTAATGGTTGAGCAGCGGACGGGAGTTGAAGACGTTGTCGGTCAGCGTCTTGCGGTAGTTGTGCATGGTGGTCGACAGGATGTCGTTCCACGTTGTTGGGGTGTGTGAGGCGAGTGCCATTTTAATCTCGTTTCAAATAGGAAAGGAAGCCGAAGGGCTATCTCACCCCAAGCTGCTCAAGCGTGGAACGAATAGCTTCTTCAGCGGTCATCGGTTGGACAACCTGTGCCGGTGCTGTCCCGACTACACCTGTTCCGGTACTGATGGCGTTCGAAGCCTGAGCTGCGGCCTGCTGTCGCTGTGCGGTCTCGGCTACTCCAGCAGCGGTTGCTTCTGCTTGTGCCGAGTTTGTCGCTTGCGACTTCTGGTACATCTGAGACTGATAGATCATCGGGAACATTTCTGGACCGACTCTCATTTCGTACGCCTGTCGAATAACGGATCTAGCGTCTTCGGGTGTTGCTCCGTACTGGCTTTGAAGAGCTCCGATTGACTGCGAGATTCGGGCGTCGGCCTGCTGGTTCGCGTACACCTCCTCCTGAGCACTGATCCGCTGTTCGAGCGCTATGCGCGCCTGACGCTCTTGGTAGAGCGCCTTTTCCAACGGATCACTAAACTCAGGCTCAACCTCAGTGGCTTCAGCGATGTTTTGTTGCTGATTTGGCGTGAGATTGAGAAACTGCTCGACGGTGAGGCCAGCCTGGGAGGCCAGTACCTTCATCGTCATTCCAGGGTCGTTCGACACTGCTCGGGCAAGATTGACAGCTTGCTCGGCTTCTCGCCGAGATGCTTCTGCTTCTTGCTTGAGTGTCGCGGCTTCCTGGAACCGTTTAGTTGATGCTGCCTGGCTGTTGTAGCCGGACAGTGCTTCACTTAGCGGGACGACGACCTCTTCACCATCGACGGTAAGGCGGACCATCCGATCTCCGATTTCGGAGGTGTCGAGCAGGTCTGCCTCGTCAAAGGCTGGGGTCGCTTCGGTAGCTTCTTCGGTCGCTTCGACAACGCCTTGTCCACCGTCATCAACGATGGGGGCCTCTGTTTCCGCTTGGACTTCTGAGACGTCACTGAGATTTGTCATCACTCGCAAGCATAGACCCATATGTGACTAATGTCACGCATAACGTACTAGGTGTTGGTGGGAACGTAAAAAGCGCACCAACGAGGCGCAGTTACCGAGGACTACCAAGGACTAAGTCCCTGGCCCTTCACTCTACGTGTCAGTGCGCTTTCTACAGCGGTGTTAGTGTATCACGCCCAAGGTGGCGGGACGTCAAGCATCTCCGGTGGCGGGGCCATCGAAGGATCCCCTCCAGAGCCTACCGCCATCATCATGGCCAACAGCTCCGGCGTGAGATCTTGAGCGCCCGGCCCGAGGTTCGGATCCGTCTGAGGACCCATCTGCATCCCACCCTGCGGAGGAGGTCCACCCATACCCGGCAGCATCTGCTGCTCAGGAGGCATGTCACCATCGGGCATCATTGAGCCATCCGGCATCGCATGCATCCCGCCCTGGGGAGCCTGCTCCTGCGGGGGTGCCTGCTGCTGAATGAACCGCTCGGGATCCTTCTCGCCAAAGCCGTCACGAAGAAGCTTCTTGTACAGAGCGACCGGATCAGCAACACCCATCGACACGAACTGCGCCGACACGTCAGCAAGCTGGAGAGCCGACTGCCGGCGGAACGTCTCGTTATGCGGCTCAGTCGAGCCACCACGGACTTCGTAATCAAACTCGCCCTGGATGTAGTCCTTGTCGTAGTTCACCCAACCAGTGACCGGCAATGTCACAACCCGAGCAACCTGCTCGCCCGTCATGTACTGCTGCATAAGCTGAATGACACGAGATCCACATTCGGCCAAGATGAGCTCGATCTTCATCAAGCGATCCTGGGCACGGGCATTGGCGGCGTCGGCGATCATTGCCGCTTCGGTCGCCGTGCGCCTGGTCGAGGACTGCGGGTTGCCCTTGGCGTAATCGCTGACGCCAGAGACCATGTCCATGTCGTTCTGGATCATCGCCGATTGGTCGAAGAACTCAGCAGGGCTGATGATCGCCGGCACCGGGGCAAGCACGCCGCTCAAAGCCTCGTCACTCTGGACGGGAATCATCACATTGTCTTCGTCAGACTCCAGCGCCTGGATACCTTCACGGTCGAACGCGTCCTTACGGTACGTCCACGCACGACGGAACTTCTTGCGATAATTCAACATCTGCGTACGTGTCTCGTTCAACTCGAGCTGCAGCGACTCGATCTGCTGCACGTCACCCATGCAGTAGAAATGGTCCGGCACCTCGTAGTTGCGGAGCATCACGAACGGATGGCCAGACGCGTATGGGATTTCAGAAGGCTTAATCAAGAAGCCTGCGTCGGGCTCATTGTTGTCGTCGCCATCGCCGTCGATAGCAAACGTCGAGACCGTGTTCCGCTTGATGTCGTAGAACTCGATGACCTCGGCGTACGTCAACGCACCCTTGTTCGGCTTATCCGATGATCCCGCATCGCTCCCTGCGCGAGCATCGCCAGACTCCGTGCTCCAAGGACTCCAGTGCGAACCGGAGACCCGAGCTCGCTGCGTTGTCGAGTAACGGGAATCGACCTGCACGTCAGCCACGGGACGCCAGGTGCGCTGGGCGATCCAGCGCATCTCCTTCGGGTGGCGGGCGTCGGGGTCGACGTATATGTCGAATATCGAGAGGCGCTCCACGAAGGGCTGGTCGTCGCCCGGCTCAATGTTGAGTTCGGACTCGACGTTGCCTTCAACATCTTCACGGTCGTCAATGCCCTCTTCGCCGCCCTCGGAGCCGGATCCGGCGTCGGAGTTCTGCGGTGTAGCGCCGTCTGTCGCCTTACGTACCGGCTTCTTGGTTGATTTGTAGCCGATCTTCAGCCAGCCCTGGCCCGTGATCAGCCAGTCGAGTACGGCGAGGCGGAAGTCGCGCTGGAACTCGTTCTTGCGCCAGGCGTAGTTCAGCACCTCTTCGGTGATGACTGCCTGCGGTGCCTGCTCGGGCTTGCGGGCGTTAACCACGAAACGTGGGTTGTTGATCGCGACAGCGGGGGCCATCACGTTGATCGTTGAGAAGATCAGGTTGACAATCAACTGGTCGGTGCCAGTCTTCGTGTCCCAGTGGCGACCCGAGTACAAGTCGATGTACCGACGCCACTGCTCATCGAAGCCGTAGCCCGAACGGGTTGAGCGCCAATTCTTTGAGCGCTCAAGCTCGTTGCGTGCAAACGCCAGGAAATCCCTGTCGGTCATCTTCTTTGCCATTAGCGGGATTCCAGACTTGAGTAGTTCGATGATCGCTCGATGCCACGTGCGGCGAGCTCTTTATCATTGGATGTGCCGAAGTTCTCGGTTTTCCAGTCGCTTGCCGTCTGGTTCCAACCCTTGCGCCCCTCACGGGCGGAGCCACGGAACCCAAACGTTGTTCCTGATATACGGTGCAAGAAGCAGAGACCATCGCGATCCACAGGCTTCCCGCAACCCCCCTCGTCGCAGATCATCCCTTGTACTTCACCTTACGCTTCGGCTGCTCAGCCTTGGGCTCGGCAACCGGAGTGGATTTCGGCAAGTCACCTCGAACGATGGGACGTTTCGTCGGACGGGATCGGTCTTGAATGCGTGTGCCCATAGCTGTTCTCCTCAAATAGACGTGTCGTTGGTCACATTATCGCAGAAAGTGTGACCAAAGGCACGTAAATCGTCAGAAAGGCGACTTGGTCCTAACGTAGTTCGCGCCGATAGGTGGACGCTTCGGCCTGTCGCCCCACGGGCGACTGCTGGACTTCTTGTTGATGATGTCGGAGAAACTCTCCCCGTAGGTGCGCCTCTCCCAATCTCCGAAGCTGCCCGGCGGCGGATTCTTCTCGGGAGTGAACTCAGCGAAGAACACGAATTTACGCATGTAGTTGCCGATAGCCAGCGACATGGTCCGGTCGTCGTACGGCGAGCCGGACATCTTCCCCTTGTCGTTGTAGGTGAACGTCTTCAACTCGGCAAGGGTGTGAGCGTCCGGCATGTCGAACTCCCCACGCAACGTCCCAGCGAGCTCATCGATAATCAGAGGCTTGGTGACCTGGGAGGTGCGGAAGCCGAGTACGTCGGTAGGAACGGACCTCTTGTATTTCGGGGAGCGCTCGTAGTAGATTGGGAAGTACTTGGTCCCCTGCAGGTATTTGAGCGTCGTCAGGCCGTGCTGGTTCGACTCCACACCAATCAACGCCTGATTGTAAAACCTGCCGATCTTAGGCAGAATGTCCCGACCCAAGATGTCCGGCTCGACACGGGCATGGTAGGTCGCCACCAGTGCCGGGTTACGGCATGCGATGACGTGGACGGACGAGAAGTCGCCATGCTCAAAGCCCTGGGCAACGTCGACACCGAGGACGTACTTCTCGCCCTCGTCGGGGTACGCCCAGATGTTTGTCGCCGAATCGATTGTGCGAGAATCCTCAATGAAGTCGCCAGCCGGGCCAAAGAACCCCGTAGCAATCGGCGGGCGCGTCTCGTACTCACGCAGGCGAGTCAGGTTAAACACCGGCCGGCCGGACTTCAAGAAAGCGTCCTCGGCATTGTCGGGATACTCCTGAGCGAGCTGGTGTGGCTCGAGGTCGCCAGCCTTGGCGTCGTACCAATCCTGGTCTCGGCCGTTCGCCGACCACGGGAAGAACAGCGGATCGAACCGGTTATTGCCTGCAACCGCCTCAACCCAGAGCCTGTGGAACAGGTTCCCCTGGCCGTTAGCCGTCGAGAGCATCACAACGCGACCACCAACGTCGGCCACTGGCTCAATGGCGGACCACGCTTCCTCAGAGTTCTGCAGGAAGGCCAGCTCGTCAACGATGATCAGATAAGCAGACTCACCACGGGCCGGGTCAGAAGCCGAAGGCAGGGACTCGATGTAGGAGCCGTTCGTGAACTCCATCTTGGTCTGCGTAACATTCACCGGCCCAATACGAAACTTCATCCACTCAGGCAAATATTGCATCGCATACTTAGCCTTCTGCAAAAGCTTAATCGCCTCACGCTCAGTCCTCGACAACATCAACACCGGCCGGTCAGGGTGGAACGCAACAAGCCACAAAGCGTAAACCGCCACCAACGTCGAGAAACCAATCTGCCGCGCCTTAAGCACCAGCGAATACCGGCACGACAACCACGACCCCACCGCCTCAACCTGAGCTTCAAACGGATCAAACTTGATCCGGCCATGTTCAGGGTGACGAATATGAACGTACGTCTCGCAGAAATGCAGGAACGCAACAAGGTGCTCGTCGGGGATGGCGGTGTTCAGCGCAGCGCACTTACGGAACTCGCGCTCCTGCCAAAGATCCTCCATCGAGAAATCTTCGGGCGATAGGTCGCTCACGACTTCTCGCGACGCTGGGCGAGCTCGTCGACGGCCTTCGCTGCGAGAAGCTCATCGAGCTGGTCGTCAGTGAGTTCCGACGGCTTCACGCCGTGCAAGTTCACATCCACCTGCGTCTTGGACGGCCGCAGCGACCCCTCAATCTCAAAGAAGGTCTTCGCAGCCTGGACGTGCTTCGGGTCGTCGGCGTCGGTCGCCGTGGCCATCAACGTCTGCATGATCTTCATCTTCGTCTCGGGCGAACCAATCGTCCGTAGGTACTGGGCGTCCCAGGCCTGCAGGAACTCAACGTCACGCTTCCAAGCCGACAACTGCGACGGGTCAACGCCCATCTCCCCAGCGAGATCGGCCTGCGTCCTGGGGACTCGCTCTGCCTTCGGGCGGAGTAGCCACTCGATGAAACGGTTCTGGTCTGCCAACATAGCCATGCTGTACAGCATAGGGCACGACCGTGGACGCCAAACGACCCGCACTCGCTTGGCCGAATGCGGGTCGTCTTTGGGGGGTATCAGGAGAACGCTCCCATGTCGGGTGCGCTACTCCATCATACACATTCTCTCAATCGAAGAGGTCTTCTTCTCCGATACCGGCGGGAGCCTTCTCCAGCTTGATGGTCCACAGCTTGGCAGCGTTCGCGCCACGCTTGGTGATCTTGGCCATTCCGGTGATCTTCGCCGTCAGCTTGACGCCAGTGTCACAGCGAATCCCCGACTTGTTGATGGCTTCGAGGAGAGCCTTCTCACCGGCAACGCCGGAACCCTCATCGACTTCGTAGTTGCCACCACGGAGGTGCAACGAGCGAGTGCCGTCATCGTTGTCCAGCTCTGGGTCGTGCTCGCCCGTGTCGCTGAGAACGATGACGGATTCCATGCGAGGATCGCCGTTGTCCCATTCCATCAGGTCGCCCGAGTCGAAGTCGCGCTGTTGTTCCTTGCCAGCGGAGACGACGATGCCGGAGATTGAGTCTCCGATACCGATGCCCTTACCGCCCCACCATTTTGTTCCTGATTGCAGGTCTTCTGATCCGATACCCATGATACTTACTCAGTTCTGAACTTGGAAGTTCGATTGTTGGAAGCTCCCGATTGGGAACAGGGATGACACTACAGGAGCGCTGTCACAGTGTCACTGTGTCATTCGTCACGCCGGCCGCTTCGGCTTCTTATAGCCCTCCAGGTAACACTCCCGGCTGCAGTGGACCTTATTGCTCCTGTCGGACTTCACGACGAAGATGTCCCGGCACTGGGGGCACCGCCGCTCGATGTTGCGCTGGTGGCGGACACGGGCACCGCATGTGGCGCAGTCATCTTCAGCCACTATGAACCACCGCCATCTTCGACATCGGTGAAAAGCCGTGCTGACGAAGCTCACTGAGATGACCAGAAGGCCACTCGACCAGACATTCAAAACAGATGAACACCACACCCATATTGTCGCTGGCAAAACACTCCCGGCCACAGAACGGGCAATCACTCATCGCTTCCCCTTCCTTGGAGCAGGGGAAGGCTGGCCCGTAACAAACTGCATGCCGAACTCTGCCTCGACGCGATCAAGGTACTTCGACAGGGCGTGGGCCTGAGCAAGCGTGGTGATCGACTTTGGTGGAACCAAGACCTTGGAGTCCCATCGAGCGAGCGCCCAGGGGCGGGCTCTGATGTCGCTTTTGATGATGTCGAGCCGCCGACGGCAGTAATCAATCCAGCCGTCGAGATCGTCCTCTGGAGCCTCCTCGGGGGCGGACTCCGGCACCTTGGCTTCGTGGGCGACAATGGCTGTAATGATCCGAGCTTTCGCAAACCCCATCGGGATACCGAGGTCGTAATCGCTATTAGCAATCCCCAAAAGCTGGCCCTTGGTCATCTTGGAGTAGTCCGACAAAGCCTCAACCTCCACCTCAGGCTCGGGCTCGGGCTCGTCAGAAGGATCAGGAGCGACCTTGACGGCGAGCATCGTGGACTTGTAGCCGCCCTTGCGACGCCACGCACGCCGCCACTCGCGAACCTCCTCAGCCAGACGAGCACCGAACCGGCCGACCTCCAAATCAATCCAAATAAACTCGCAGTGCGCCTCCTCAACATTGAGGTGCATGATGATCGCCCAGTCCTGGTTGATCGTCGGCGTCGGGATACGGATATTGTTGACAACGTCATATAGCACACCACCGGCATAGCCAGCGATCTGGACGGCGTAGCCAGGAGCGGAATACTCAAGGCTCGAGCCGGTCTTCAAGTCGCCAACGACGAGCGTGCCGGGCGGAAGGACCTCATCGGTCGGCGTGATCAACGGCTTGGTCAGCTCGTACAGGCGGTCGCAGGTGCCAGCGGTGTTGAACTCGTCGTTAACGAATTGACACTCAATCAACTGCGAGCGCAAGCCGAGATCCTTCTGGACCTTGCTGTACGCCTCCAAAGCCGGGGAGAACTTGGGACCAGGGTTGTACGTCGAGTCCTGCTCCCAACGCTCTGACATCGCATGGACTGCGGTGCCGATGTCTGCCTTGTACGAACCTCGAGCTGCCTGGATTGCGTCCTGACGGAGCTTGGTCCAATCACTCTTATGGTCCTCGTATGGCGACGATGCAAGAGCCCGAGCCAAAATGCTCTGGTCCATCGCTGCGCCTTCGATGGCTTTTGAGATGAGCCAGTTACTCAGGCCGGACTTGTCTTCCAGCGTGTCGCCATGGGACGACTGGCGGGCATAACGCTTCGACTTGCCGTCAGGCATCTGGATCAGCGGCTCACCGCCGGACCCACGGTTGAAGTCGGGCTTGGCCGAGTGGCTGGCCTCAATCTCCTCTGCGCCGATACCGCTCATCCGACTACCTCAATGGTCTGCACTTGCGCAAAGTTGAGGTACGACTTAGTTTTTTCGGTCTCGATCACGTACGCATCCCAGTGTTCTCCTATTGGGCCGTATCCGATCACGTGCTCAACCGTTACCGATTTGCCGCTTGTGAACACGACCTCAATGGTGTACATCTTTTTGGCTTCGTCTGTGGTCATTACTTACTCCTTGGGTTGGGGTGTTCAGGTGGAAGCCCCAGCCCCTCAAGGGGCTGGGGCTTTTTTGCGTTACTGGCTATCGACGCTTCGACGACCGCGTAGCCCTGGGAATTGGCTTCTTCATTGACTTGCTGATGCCGATCAGCGCTTTGGCAGGCGGTCCAGCCTTCCTCGGTGCAGTCTTCCTCGGTGCAGCCTTCTTGGGTGCCACCGTGCCACTCCCAGACGGTTTCCCGTTCTTGCCTTTGTACTCCGTGCCATCTGCGAGGTACACCTTTCCTATCTTCGGTGCAGCTTTCTTCGATGGCTTCGGTGCAGCCTTGAACCCTGGACCCTCATATTCGAAGTCGCCGCGCTCATCAAGGTAATTAAATGGTTTGCCCCAGACCGACGCTCTCTGAGCAGGCGTTTTTGATGAATACGCTTTATTGCGACCCGTAGTGTTCGCTGGCTTCGGTTTCGGTGCAGCTTTCTTAGCTGTCGCCTTACGGGACGCTGGTTTCTCCGGTGAGCTTGGCATATGTTTTCTCCTTATGTTTGGGTGTTCAGAATACTACAGAGGTGTCACAAAGAACCGAGGATGCGACGACGCAAACACTCGCCGATCAAAGCAGACTCGGCCCGGCCATCCTGGCTGGCTCGCTCCCAACGGTACGCATGGTCAGGCCAGAGGCGTGCAGCGTGGATGCGGCTGTTGGTCTTCTTCTGGGCCGAGGTGTACTTGGCACCCATCGGGAGGCCGAGCTCGCGCTTCCAGTCGGCCGGCTTGATCCGTTCGTGGCGCAGACCCATGGTCCCAACGACGCCGAGCAGGATCCCGTAGCCGATCCCCTGCGTCATCGACGCTTGGGAACTATTCTTCGACATGCTAAAAGGTTCCTCGAGCGCAACCATTATTTCATCTGGAGAGCCGACGGCCTCAAAGAGCGCAGCAATGTCCATCGCCATAGGTTCAGGACCGAACCCCGGCATGTCCACAACGGACTCCAAATTGCCGTCACGGTCGAGGACGCTAATAGCACCCGTCTGGCCAGGATCGACGCCGATGACGTAGTTCAGTTTGGACATGAACACCATAGTAGACCACTGCGAGTCGCTGCCCACTGTGACATGTGTCAGACTCCGAGCGCGCTACGGAAGAGGTGCGGTAACGTAAGAAGCCCGAGTCGAGATCCCGACTCGGGCTTCCAAAGGACCCAACCACAAGGCCACCAGCCAGGTCGTCCGTAGACATCCCGAAAGGATGAGATGAATCCTACACCAAAACAATGGGCAGCAGACTACAAACGCCGCCAAGAAGTGGAACAACTAAAGAGGATCGTCGCCCTCTGCGACGTGATCGGCGTACCGCCAGACCCCACCACGATATCCAGCGCCAAGAACAGTGATCTCGACACCGAAGAGGGCCGGATGGAATGGGCTGAACTCTCCGAGAAACGAGCCAGGGCTAGAGGCTGCATATGCGGACCCGGCATGTTGCAGATCAACCACTTCCTCGACGGGGACGTCACCGTATGCCTCTTCGACCACGACGACCCCAAATGCCCACTGTATTCCAAGACAAAGTCCCCGTACCACCCAGAAAACTTCGTCAAATGAGCATCGTTGGTGATAGGGCGTCAGCGATCTACGCCGCCGGAGTGCAGCCCTGGCCGGTGAACCACAACGGAACCAAAGCCCCACGGCTCGGCGGATGGTCCCCAACAGAACTCCCCGAACGCCTCAACGAGGCCGAAACAATGAAAATGTTCCAGGATGATGACACCGGACTCGGCGTCATCTGCGGCAAGGTCAGCGGGAACCTCGAGCTGTTCGAATTCGAAGGGCGCTTCGTCAACTCCGACGGGTACAACGAATTCCTGTCGAGATGCCAAGACGAAGGTCTCGGCGAGCTACTCGCCAAACTGCAGGCCGGGTACGAAGCCCTCTCGCCGTCGGGCGGCATCCACTTGATGCTACGCACGCAAGGCCCGGCACTCGGAAACACGAAGCTCGCCCGCCGACCAGCCACCCCCGAAGAGCTCGAACACAACCCCCAAGAAACCTCCAAAGTCCTGATCGAAACCCGTGGCGAAGGTGGCTTTGCGGTGTTCATGGGGTCGAACGGCAAGGTCCACGCAAGCGGAGGTTCATGGAGCCGACGCGATGGTGGCCCCAGGACCATCGCCACAATCACCACCCAAGAGCGAGACGCCCTATACGAACTGGCGTCATCGTTCGATGAGATGCCGGAACTCAGGACCCACATTGGCCTCCCTGGTGGGGTAGCCAATGACGACCTCACCGAGCACATCATCTCCGAGGTGGGGATAGCGACGCTGCTCACCGAAGACGGCTGGCACAGCCCCTTTGCCAAGCGCAACGGCCGGATCGAATGGACACGCCCCGGCAAAGAGAGTCGCGACGGTGGATCCCTCGAGCAGTTCCCCGACGGCGGCTGCAACGTCTACACAACGACGCACAACGAGGCCTGGTCGGCTGCGATACTCACCGGAAGTGCGTTCGACCACGTCACGCCAATCGGAGTACTCGCAGCGGTGAGGTTTAAAGGCGATATCACCCAGGCAATGTCGTGGACCCGCAAACAGATCACCGAAGCCTCCCGGCCCCACGTTGACCCCGAAACCGGCCAAGTCGAGGCACCCGGCATGGGTCTGCCAGACGAGTTCTGGGAAGCCAGGCCTGCGTTCACGCACATGCGTACCGCCGCATGGGCCTCGATGACGGTCCCAGAAGCGCTTCTCGGCTCAGTACTCAGCCGGTACGCAGCAATGATCCCGCCGGCCGTCAAGATCCCCCCAATCATCGGGGCCAGAGCAACGCTCGACTACATCACGTGCGTCGTAGCGGAATCCTCCGGTGGCAAGACGATCTCCAACGGAGCCGCCGCAGAGATCCTGTCAGGCCGGATGCTGAGCAAGCGAGTCGACTTCGATGCCCCAATCGGGTCCGGCGAAGGGCTCGTCCAGGCGTTTATGGGCTACGAACTCAACGAAAAAGGCAAGAAGGTGGGCGACCCGTCCTACAAGTTCGGTCAATACAAGGGGGTCCACTTCACAGCAGACGAGGGCACCGCCATCACTGAAGCGCAAAAGCGCAGCGGAACAACGCTGGTACAAACCCTCTGCTCGGCATGGTCCGGCTCGACACTCGGACAACTCAACGCCTCAATCGAAACGAAACGGCGAATCCCCGGCGGCAAACGACGAGTCGCAGCAACCATCAACATCCAAACCGCCCTCGCCTCGGAACTGTTCGAATCGCAGCTCGTTGGACTCCCGAAGCGGATGGTGTTCTTCTGGGCACACGGCGAGTTCCCCGAAATCCTCCCAGAGCACCCTGGAGACCTCCGTGTGGGCGGGCAGGACAACTTCTGGGACCGTGGGAGCGACGAGCTCATGACAGTGGCCTCAGAGGTCTGTGACGAGCTCAGAGCCCACCGACGGGTGGTCGCTGCCGGAACGGAGCATCAGGACGACCTGGATGGACACAGAGGCCTCTTGAAGCTCAAGACGGCTGCGCTGCTCGGGTTGATGGAAGGGCGCATGAATGTCACCGTTGGTGACTGGGACCTCGCTGAGATGATCATGAAGCACTCTGATCGGGTTCGCTCGCACGTCCTGGCCGTGAAGCGGGCTGCAGACTCGAGGAGCGCCGATGCCAAGACGATGTCGATGGCGGATCGAGAAGCGACGATTGACGACGTGAAGGAACGCAAAGCGGTCGAACGACTGCGTGCCTCAATTCTTCGCAAGGTGGCCGAGGGGCCGATTGCCACGAACAAGCTTGCGAGGGCGACCACGGCGGCGGGCACTCGTCATCGCTTCGATGAGGCGCTCTCATCGGCACTAGCCGATGGGACGATTGAGGTGGTCAACACTCCAGACGGAAAAGGGACTTTGGTCCAAGAAGCGTGAAAGTGGGGGGGAAGGGGGGGAAGGGGGG